TGACAGATCAGCGGATGCCGAAAGCGGGGCGGACTCCAACCCACGCATGCGACGCACCGCTGGAGGTGCAGTTGCCGTTGTTGTTGACATACGCGAAGTGCGACGCCGACACGACATCCCGTAGCCACCAGTTCGCACGGTTACAGATCTTGCTGGGATCGTGAGCAAAGAGCGGAAGCTGCGTCTTATCAATCGAGTACATATTCGGGATATTTGTCCCTCGCATCGTATTGTGGAAGATGTCGCAGCCGTAGACCATTCTCTCTGTCATGATCTCCACTGTACTGTCGTACCAGGTTCCGCCCGACTCGTAGCCGTTTGTGACTGCGTTCTGCAGGTGCTCCCTGTGCGACAGAATATGGCCGCTGCCGAATGCGCTATTGATCATAGAAGTGATCTGCGCCTTACCGGTGTTGCCGTTGTTGCCGGTATAGAAATCGGATCCGACATAAGCGCCTGTCGTAGTATCTGTTTTGTTCATCCAGTGTGTCGTGCTGCCATCGCCGACAAGAAGATTACTGTCCGGAACGATCACGACATGATGCGTCGTGCATTCCGTGTCGCCGCAATGCAGCCAGTAGTCAAAGGCTGCGATCCGCCAGGTGACGCCGTTGATCACCCAGTAGTCACCGATGTACATGCCGCGGAATGTTCCAGCCTGGATCTCCGCCCATTGTTCATCTGTGACATAGGCTCCCAGATTCTTTCCGCGGTAGAACGCGTTATGGGCGCCTGCGTTGTTATAGATCAATCCTGTCTGCAGGTCGTCCAGGTCGATCCTCTTCAGTGCCAGCCCGTCGTGGATCAGGATGAAGCATTCTTTTGATGCTGTCAAAAGCTCTTCCAGCTCCATCAGTTTTTTTGTTTGTACGCTAAGTTCCACTATTAGCCCTCCTTTTCGTACTTCCAATCACAGACGATCACGTTTCCGTCGTCGTCGGTGAATAGTGTCAATTCTTCGTCGTCTGTCTGCAGAGGAACAAAGAAATCATTCTGCAGTGTCATGTATTCAAGGGTTGCCAGCCTTCCGTTCAGTTCCGAGATCAGGCTGTTCAAACCCGCTACTGTGTCATTCAGTGTCGATATCGTCACGAAAACGCTTGTATCTACCGTAATCTGGAGTTCTTCTGTGTTGCTGATCGCATGGATGCAAAACAATGAAAAAGCGAAATCCGGTGATGATACTTTATCTGGAACACTAATCCCTTCTCCGTCGTCCTGATGTAGCGCAATCAGCGTCCTTTCGCCGTTGTCCAGATGGCCCCAGATGCCAACTTCATGCGCTATATAGGCTATATCTGCTGCCAGAACCTGAACCTTGAAACGGGTTCCGTCCGTCACAGAATCCACCTGTACGATTTCCGCTGAATCCACCTCGGACGCGAGAGACGTAGCGCCACGCATATTGACGGCTGGCGTGATCCCGCTGCCAACCGTAGCTCCGTCTATGGTAAGCGTATGTCCTCCTGCGTCCCACTGTTCCAATATGTCCGCTCCCGCATTAGTAATAATTCCTATCCAGCTCATATATCCACCTCTTTACAATGTTTTACTTGTTACGGTAATTTCCAGGCCAGATACAGCAGCCCCCGCCAACATTGACAGCCTGCTTTCTCCACCATTGAAAATTATATTATCCAACACAGATCTCACGTTTTTGACCTGTGCAATAGCATTTTGTGCCCAGGCGTCATGTTCTTCTGTCCATTCTCCGGATACGATTACACGAAAATGGAACGGATCACCGTTGTAAGAGGGCCACTCTTCAACAATAACGGACTCGTAAACCGCTTCCAGGTATTTGATGATTCCAGCTGCGGTTCCATAAAGAGCGTAATACTGCCTCATATCACGGATCCAGTTTCTTTTAACCTCAAGATCAGCGTCATAGTCGTATATCAGGTTGTATTCCCAGGCCAGTTCGTCCAGCCTCCATTCCGGCATATTGTCGATATCTGTCAGGCATTGGACTCCCTGATAGATTTTATCGTTCATGATCTGGATGCCCGTTTCAATCGCTTTTGCGAGGGCGTGACCATTTTTATCATTCAAGAGAAAGGCGGGGATAAATCTTTTCACATCAAATGTAAACATTTGCATCCCTCCTCATCATGTCGTCCTGGTCAATGTAATTATTCCCTTACAACGCTGCGTCCTTCCAATCTCTGTATATTCCACGGCTCCGGACGTATCAAAGCAGCTCCCTTCTCCCCACGTTACTCTGGTAGCTCCCGCCTGATAGATTGCTGCCATAAGTCGGTCCGGATTGAAGGCCAATCCGATTGTGCTGTCCTGCCATTCCTGGTATTCAGCCACAGCGTCTGCGATCGCCGCAGTAACGGAACTGCTGCCATCAGATTTGACCTCTACATTCAGCGTATATGGAATATCCGTCGCTTCATACACATACACAGTATCTGTCAGGGGGCGCACATTGACCGGGGACAGCGCATCCTTTACGCTTTCGATCAGAGCTGCTGCCCCTGTCTCGGTTGAAAGAATCAGGTACACCCCCACCGTTCCGTCGGTAAGATTTACAGCTTTTGCATCCACAATCACGCTGCTTACAGCCTTCGCCTTTTCTTCGTATTGCCGCTCCGGTCCGGTTAAGACTGTTGCCAGCCCGCTTGTGCGTATACGCTCCCTGTAAACTTCATCCTCTTCTTTTTCATTTCCGCCTACAGCGTCGGTCGTTACAATGATATTGTCGATTGCATCGTTCGGTATAGATAATCCCATTTCCATACCGGTAAGCAAGCCATTTCCTACGCTTCCTGTTCTGTCTGCTATCACTGACGCGATGATTGACTCCTGATACCCGCTCAATGTGACATCTTCCTGGAGCAAATAGAATATTTCTCCGTCTGCCGTCATTTTTGTACCTGCTGCCATAACCGAAGGAGATCCAGTCGCTTTCGTCGTGATCTTAACAGTCGCTGTGGCCGCGCTTGCTTCTATCCGCTCGCAATCTCTGTTTTCTCCGACAACATCCAGATATGTGCCGACTGCATAACGCAGCGTCTGCATTCTCAGTGCATTGTCTACTCCAGCGAACACGAGAACGATATCTGCCAGCACTGCCCGGAGCAACATTTCTTTTTCATCGCCCGGATACAGGATATCCCCTCCTTCCTCTATGTACGTCTTTGTCATTTCATCCCAGATTTCATCCGGGTCATACGTCAGATAGTGCAGTTCTGTACTGTCCATACTGCTTTATCCCCCTTCCGTTATCTCTCTCTGATTCCAACATCCACTATGACCTTAATGTATGTATCGCCATTTGGAAGCAAGGCAGCTTCCGCATCCATCACTGTAACATCTGGCTCCAGGGTCATAACCCGGTCTAATTCCGGCAATAATTCCATCCGCATATTTGGTATTGGAAGATCAAAAAGAGAAGGGTCCATACCCCGATAATGGTTGTATGGAACCTCTCCCATTCTGCACATAAGCAGATTTTTCGCATTCTGCAGCGTCCGCTTTATAAGGTCGGTCTCTTCAAAATTGATCGGGGACGCCACATTGTCGATTTGATATAAAGCCATACAGAACCTCCTTACTGCTGTTGGCCAGACATCCGTCGTTTCCCGGAACTTGACGCCTTTGCAGTTGTCGTCTTGCTCGAACTTCTCGCATTCAAACTACTTTGCAAGCCCCTCACCTGGTTATTTCCGTTCTTCAACTGTGCAGTAAAAATCAAGTCGCTTGCGCTCTTTCCTGCTGTTCCCCCTACCCAGTTGTTAGGAATGGTCGGATTTGTTTTCATTAGATCTGGATCCAGCGTGCGTGCACCACGTTGTTTTACGGTGGCTTTTTTGCTTCCGCTTCCATAACTTCCGCCTCCTCCGCCGCCGGAATAACCATTTCCGCCAGAAGATCCCCCTCCTGACGAACTCCCGCCGGATGAACTCCCGCCGGCGGAATCTGACGAAGAGGTATCTTTTATTCCGCCCAAGCCGTCACTGCTGCCCTGTTTAAACGTCAGTGAGACTTGTGCAGATAGCCACGTCATGTTCGGCGCAACTTCAATTTTCTTTGCTGATGCATTTGTAAGGATCATGGTAGTGGCAAATAATTTCTTATATCCTATGTAGATATAATCATTGATCCCCTTTTTCGAATCCATTACAAAATTTTCCACCTCTGACCGCACATCGTTGCCGGCGTGGGCATTCAGAATCGCCGTCATTGTAATTTCGGTCGGATTGCTGCCTTTGTAGGAAAAGTAACCCTGATCGTTATCGTCAGATTTTTCTACGTCGCTCGATCCGGTAATCTGCAGATCCTGAAAACTTCTGATCTCATCCGATGAAATGATCCACTTGTGGCCGCTCCATCTGGCTGCCTCAATGGACCCGTTGCCAGCCTGTATCGCTTGCCTGGCGCTCTTTATAATGTCGCCTACGTTCTCTTCGACTACGGTCTGCGATTCAGCCCTGCCTTCCAAAGTCCCGCGAGTTATAGGACCCACAACGCCGTCTATATAAATACCTACAGAAGCCTGATAAGCCCTTACGGCTGCATCTGTGACCGGTCCGAAATCGCCATCAATAGTGCCGTTGTAATAACCGAGTGACTTTAACTTCTGCTGCAGTTCAGCAACGTCCGTTCCTTTGCATCCTATAGACAAATCTCTCGGCATACCATCACTCCTTCCACGGCGCTATATCCGGCATGTATTTCGGCCCATTTGGTATTGTATTGATCACAGGGAGATCTAGGGAAACGCTGATTAATTCAAGCGTTTCAGCTAAAACTGTAGTATAATATTGGTATCAAAAGAAAGGCATTGATACCAATGAGTCAAATGAATTTTACTGACCTGGAATATACCAAACGCAAGAAGAAAACGAAGCGCGAGGAATTCCTTGATGCAATGGATAAAATTATTCCTTGGTCATACTGGGTGGATATGATTCGCCCATACTATTTCAACAATACCCGTGGGCGCAAACCCAGAGGAATTGAAATCATGCTGCGCATGTACCTTATGCAGGTATGGTTCAATCTGTCGGATGAAGGAATCGAAGATTCCATTTACGACAGCTATGCAATGCGCTCCTTCCTGCACATTGACTTTAACGAGCAACAGGTTCCTGATGCCACCACGCTCCTTAAATTCCGCCACATGCTCGAAAAAAACAAGATTGGCGAAAAGATATTCGCTGATGTCAACAGGCGTCTGGATGAAGCTGGACTTATCATGCATGGTGGCACTGTAGTGGACGCAAGCCTGATAGCAGCGCCAAAATCCACGAAAAACCAGAACGGAAGGCGGGATCCTGAAATGCATCAGACCAAAAAGGGAAACGAATGGTACTTTGGGATGAAAGTCCATATTGGTGCAGATGCAGGGACTGGATATATCCATACCCTTACAGGAACCTCTGCAAACATGCATGATATTACGGAAGCCTCAAAACTGTTGCGGACGGACGACCATGTGGTATATGGTGATTCCGGATACCTAGGCCTTCAGAAACGGCCAGAGATAAAGGATGATGAAGTACTATCGCAGATTGACTTTCGAATCAACCAAAGACCTTCCTCGCTGAAGATGTCTGATGACTTTCCTGGCCTTAACTGGGATAAAAAACTGGAGCATGATAAGTCCTCAGTCCGTTGCAAAGTGGAACATGCGTTTCTCATTGTCAAAAAGCAAATGGGATATGCAAAGATTGCCTATCGAGGTATTGCCAAAAATATGAATCGTTTCAATGTGCTGTTTGCCAGTGCAAACCTGTTGATGTGCAGCAGGGCTGGCCGGACACAGGAATTTATACGATGTATAGGATAACTGTGCCCATTTTGGACAAAATAGTCTCTGAAAAGAGGTTATATACAAGGATATCAGGCGAATATCACCCTGAAAATCCTTAGAAACTTGACAATGCAGGATAATGCTGAAAATAAGCTTATATAATCAGCGTTTCCCTAGTACTTCTCCGCCTACAAATACTGGACTGCAAGAAAATTTCGGATTTGCAGCGAGTAGTTCTGCGGCATATTTTTCATTTCCATAAACGACTAGCGCTATGTAATCCCATGTTTCCCCTGCCACGCACAAATATTTGGTTCCGCTCAAAATCATGCATACACCTCCATGGAATCCATCATTCTTTCTTCCCTGAGCATTCTGCGCAATCGGTCTTTATCATCCTTCAGGATCTGCTCAATTTCCCCTGGATTGGAAGAATTGATTACTGGGCTGTAAACAATGGTGGCCGGGGTGTTGTTTGGGTTCGCATTCAGGCCGCCAAACTGTGACAGTAGTTCCGGCCAGGTGAACCCGCTGGCCTCTCTGGCGGCGTTTAGCAGCTCTGCTGTTCTCTGACTATGTTCTTCCGGGATCGCCCACTCAGGACCGGCTTCACCGAAAATAGAAGCAGTTGTTGCCCGTCCACCCAGAGCGTATGTTCCTCCGGATCCACTGCTTACCGTTGACCCTTGAACCTGATCAACGATAACCCTGATATGTTTCCCGTCCTGGCTGTTGATAGCTGCCGCCAATTGGCCGACATCGCCGACTGCATACTCCGTGAGCGTCTGGCGGTCCTCATTCCATATTTTCACATGTAGATCACTGGCATCACCATCAACGAGCGCTTGTAATGTTTGGTTGTCTTCTGCGCTGATTGCTTCTGATAACTGCCCGGTTTCGCCTGTAACATCAACTACAACCGACTCATCGCTTACATCGGCCATAGCTTCATCCTCTGTTACATTGTATTGCGCAGGAACGACGATTTCCGGCATGTCCGCTAACGCATCTTGATCGATTACAGGATCAATCGTAGCTGTAAGACGAAAATCTTCCGGATTGATATCTCCCATACATCAATTGCTGCGCCGCAAACATGTCTTCATACTGTGTTCCGCTAAAACGGTCCTGGAGCATTTGCGGCAGCGTTTCAAATACTGCTCCGAGGTCGTATGTTCCTCTCAAGCTATCTGTTACATAGGATAGTTCCTCATTAAATCCGTCAACCGTAGCAGACATACTGGACCAGTTGGCTTCAACAAAGTCCAGGCCGGATTGATCAGTTGCATTTAGTGCAGTTCCAATGTTCCCAAAGAAGTTTCTCATGGCAGTTGAATCTTCTACCATGGTTCTCGCTTGTGCTGCTGTATCCTCTCCGGCATTTGCGGTGCCAAGATATTGATTAACTCTTCCGACATTTTCATTTGTTTCGCTTGTTCTGCCAGAAGAATAAAGCCAGTTGTCGCCAAAAATAGCTCCTAATAAATTGTTTTCGCCATCAAATATAGACCAATCCTGAATACCGCCCGCAATCATCTGTTCAAGAACGGGAAGTGCATACTGCATCGCTTTCTCCCTATTCCCTTGCTGCATAAAAGCATCTGCGATATCCATCATTTCAGTGGCTCCGCCCATGCCCTCAATTTCTCTGGTCAATCCATTGATCAGCGCAGATCCGGACTCGTCATAATATTCACTTTGCAGAAATTCCCTGGCGGCCTCAAATACTGTTTTATCTCTGCTCGCAACAGACCCGGCCAGATCTTCCAAGAATCCATATGCGTCGCTATGTTCCGGATTCGCTTCGAGATTGGTGTCCCACATGGCCCCGATGCCTGTGTTGTATCTGTCGGCCCAATCTGCGCGTTCTGCCTGATATGCTGCTTCAGCGCCCTCCATTGCTGCGTTGTGAGCCTCTTCTCTTCGCTGTTTCTCGGCTTGCAGCATTCTTTCCGTTCTTGGATCAGTAGCACTGTCTATTTCTTCTTGCAGCGCTGCCATGTTATTTTCAAAAGCAATCTCTGCATCATATTTATCATGAAGGTATTGTGCCTCCAGCTCGCTGAGTTTTTGATCGCGGGCTGCTGCCTGCTCATTAGTCGACGCTACAAGATCATCATAGCTTTGCGTTTGCGCGCGATCTATAGCGACCCTCATGGCTATTTCGCTTTCCCTGTCCTGAACTTCCTGCTCCGCCTGGGCTATCTTTTCATTCAAATCCCTTACATAACTGAGTATTTTCTGGTATTCTTCGTCACTTACTTTCCCGTCTGCAAAAGCGGAAGTCATGGCGTCGCGTAGTCCCTGGCTGGCGGTTTCTACTTCCGCTGTAGATCTTTGGAGATCTTCGTATATGTTATCTATAATCGTCTGATAAGAGTCGCTTTCGTTAGCTGCTACGTAATCGCCATCACCGAAGAGCTGTGTCCAAAATTCGCTCTGGGCGTTCACATCACCCTGAAGGCCAAGAAGAACCGCTTCGCGCATCGTGTCGCCAAGCTTGAAATAATTCTCGATATCCTGCGGCGTAAGTTCTTTTTGTGTGATCAGATCCGTCAACAGGCCTTCCGTTAAATTCTGACTTGACTCATTATATTTTGTTACTGCAGCTTCCACTTCGTCGTTAAACTTTTTAACCGTTTCATAGGATGCATCAAAATCAGCGCCTATCCCCTGCAGATAGGCCGATAGCTGCGCATGGTCTAGTTCCCCGGTTCCGAACGAGTTTTCCAGATCTAAATTGCTTAATTCATGCAAGAATCTTGTTAATGCGGCCAATCCCGTTGCACCTAAAGCGATTGCTCCGGCCGGGGACAGGACCGTTCCAATGAAGCGCAGCGCTGTGCTTGCCGCCAGGATTCCCGGACCAGAAACTGCTACGATTTCTAATCCGGAAACCAATGCATCAAAAATACCTGTATCCATGCCATTAAGGCTGTCCAGAAATCCGCCCAGGCCTCCCAGCGCAGAACCTACGTCCTCTGACAGGCTCTCTCCTGTTTTCCGTTTCAGTTCTTCCAGTTTGCTTTCGAAAGTCTCCATTTTTCCGTACAGAGTGTCCATCATTTCACCCTGTGCGTACTCGCCGTAGCCCTCCGCGGCTCCGCTCTGCAGGTCTTCGTACAGCCCGTTATATTCTTCTCCCGCCGCTTTCAGCAAAGCCATAGCGCCCGTTATGGACCTTGTCGGGAAGATAGAGCTTAAAACCTCATTCCTGTCCTGTTCTGACATGCCGTTCAGCGCTTCATTCAGATCTGAAAAAATATCCAGCATCCCCTTTAGGTTTCCGTGGTCGTCATAAGCGCTGAATCCCTGTGTTGCCAGTTTCGCGTTTGCCGCTGCGAGTGATTCGTCGTTCAGGATCTCTTCAATCTCTTCACCTTCAGCGCCCAGATCTTCCATGGCTTCTCTTGCTTTTTTCGTAGGGGCAACCAGACGAAGCATGGAATTCCGTAGCAGCGTGCCAGCGTCAGATCCTGTCGTTCCTGCATCGGCCAGTGCAGCTAACATAACCAGCAGGGAGTCTGTATCCCCGGCAAACTGCATTGTCGCGCCCATCCGGAGCATCGCTTCGCCCATGCCGTCAATATCTGTTGCACTCCTGTTGGCTGCATAGGCCCAGTGATCAATAAATTTCGGCATGTCTTCGAATTCAATGCCGGCTGCGTGGGTTGCTTTTGTGACATAATCTACTGCCTGCGTCAGATCAATAGATCCAGCCTGCGCAAGCTCCATGGCAGCCGGGATTCCCTGTATGATTTCATCGTAATCCCAGCCGGCATGTGCTGCTGCCGAAATCGCATTGGCTACATCATCTGTATGGAAAATCGTAGATGCAGCCCATTTTGTAGCTGATTCGTCGAGCTGGTTCATGACATTACTCAGCTCCCTGGTGCCTCTTCCATACGTTGTAGACAGAGCGACTTCCGCCTCTGTCATGCTCTTCTCGTAGTCACTGTATACCTGGACGGATTCCTTCCCAAATCCGATCAGTTCCTGGCTTATTCCGTTAACAATGCTTCCCATTTCTGCCAGTACGGACCCCACTTCCGAAAATCCGTTTCCGGTTTTTGCATTGATAACGATATTTGTTTGAAGGTTCTGTGCCAATGAATGTCACCTCAACTTTACAATTTGCATATGACACGGCCTGTGCCATCGTTGAAATAAAAAAAGCAGACCTTATCGCCTGCTGAAAATATATTCTCCGGTATCAGCGTTTCTAACGGCGGGGTCACGATCCCGTCCCGCTCAAAGGATCGAATCGTATACCGTCCATCGTCCACGCTTATGATCTCGCCGCGTTCTATCCTTCCTGCTTCTCTTTGTCTTTTTTCGTCGTCCATATATCCGCCTTTATCTGATGGTTCTAATACAGCGCCGCATGGAAATGCTTGTCCGAAGATCTTTCAGGTCATGTTCTACATCCTCGATCAGCCATTCCCCGGCTGCATCCGTGTATCCGGAAATATCCAGTCTTGTCATTGCAGTTCGACTGGAATTGAACCGCTCCTGTAAATAAACGGTTTCGCACATCCTATTTGCGCTCAGAAGCAAGCTCCGCGCCCACCTTCCAGCCTGGATATTGTTTCGTGCCGGCAGGTATTTCGTGCAGCTTAGCCAGTCTTTTGACGCTGCTGTGTCTTCTGCGGACGCCTGCGCATACGGTGTGCTTACTGTGAGTTTTTTTATTCCGTTTCCATTCCGGCTATACTGCATCCCTTTTTGCTTCAATGATACTTCTATCGCCTGGTAGTTCGCGATATCCTGCGCATATTCCAGGCCGATTGCGGTATATTTGCCATTTACGCACTTCAATACCGCTCCTTCCAGCATCAGGAACCTGGACAGGAAAGCAGCGCAGCCTTCGTGATCCCGTTCCATGTACGGTATCACGGTATTCGGATCCAACCCGAAGATCTGGTACTCCATATTGGAGACTGCCGCGCAGTGTCTCATGACCTCTTCCAGAGTCTTATTGATATAGGCATAGCATCCTTTTTGTCTGGCCTTGCATGGCAGAGCCGTTGCAAACAGCCTGTAATGGCCTTCTTCTTCCTGGACAGTGTTTACATACATTTGACCGCTGCTATATCCCGATTGGACTACTATGATCCTATCATCTTCTTTCGGCCCCCATCTGCGCCAACCGGCAGCGTTTTCGAATTCTATGCTAATACTGTCGCATCGCTTGCCGGCCGTATCATGCACAATGCATTTCCGCACCTGCACCATATCCGTTATATCTGTATTTTCGTAATAGATTTCCATGTCCGTTCCTGCTCACCGTCTCTGCTTGTCCAGTGTTTCTCCAATGGCATGATATATGCCGTAAAACCGGATGATCGTTAAATTCAGAAAGTCTATGATCGACGTGTGCGTGACCATGGCTGCAGATACTACTTTTTCGAGATACGCAGTCTTCCAGCCCGCGCCGATCCGGCGAAAAAAATTGTTGCCAGCTCCACCGCTTCAATCGCATCTGCTGCGCTGATCCGTTCTATAATGTCACGCACATCTAACCGATTTGAATATTTCGCGGCGGCAGCTGCAAAAAGAGCCAGGCCCTGACGGTGCGTGATCTTTTGCAGTTCCCTTGCCTTCAGATCGCTGTCCATCGCATCTGTATATTCCATACCTGTAAGAGCAGTAAAATCATATGTCAGCTCTTCTATTTTCTCTTCACCAGAAAGAATCGGCGTGTTGAGCTTTAACTTTCCTCTGCCTTCGCTCATAGCGGCGATAGCTTCCTGCATTTTCTTTTTTCTGTCTTCCCTGATTTTTACGGGATCAAAATCCGCATCCTGTTCCGTTACTGTTGCTTCATTCTGATTTTCTGCGTTGTTATCAAATTCCGCTTTTTGCTCGCCGGCTATTACGCCATTGTGTTTTTCTGCACTTTCGCTCATATCTCTCTCCCCGCATTAAACAATTCGAAAAGCGAAATCGCTTTCGCTTTTCGAATTTTGAATTGGTCGATCTGTTGTTTTTAAGATGATCTTATTTCAACAGATTCTGTACTTCGTCCGTGTACGATACTCCGTTGTACTTGACGATCCCCGCCATAGCATCTATCAGAACCGTGACTTTTCCGTTCACCTCTTCTTCGTACCGCAGAAGAGAATAGGTGTCCGTTGTACCATACGGGGAGCCGGTTTCGATGTCGCCCTTCTGCGTCTCGACGTGCGTGCCGGTGAGACGGTATTTCACACTCTCATGCTCGATCTCGCCGGTGGCGTTGTTATAGCGCTGGCGGACGGTGCGGAACTCGTCGAAGTGCTTGCCGGGCGTGGACAGGTGACGCCAGTTGACGCCGTTGTTGTGCACGATATTATATTCCGTCGCTTCCACGTGTGTGGTGTTCGGCATATCGACGCCCATGGCCATTCCAGCTACATCAATCTCTGTGGTTGGATGCTGGATATCCGGAAGTCCAACCTTTGTGACGTCCTCTACCAGCCTCCCTGCATCAAACAGTCTGTGATCTACGACATTGTTATATACTTTACTCGGCATTTTCTACTCCTCCTTATGCTGCTTCTTCGAAATAGGTGACATAGCCCTCATCCGTCCAGGTGACTTTTGCAGTCAGGGACTTCGCAAGCGGAGTTGTGGTGATGTTGAACAGCAATGTCCAGTCTCCCTTCAGCATATCGCTGCATCATCCGGTTTGTTTCTGAAACATTGATCTCGTTGGCATTCTCCTGTGTATAATCAGCACAATGTGCTCCCCAGATCGCCCATCTGCCGCCTACAAAGGCAACGCTGGCAATACCATTCTTGTTCAGCTTCTCGTTGATAATGCTGTCATCGTAGTACCGCCCGGTGTAATCCGCTCCAAGATACAGATTCTGTACGATAGAACATTCCGTATTGCTGGATGAACGATACGGGATTCCGTCCTGTGCAATCAGAAGTTCCTGAAGGTTTGCGGCCGCAAGAACTGAGGTGTGATAGATGTTTCCGTCTACCCCCTGCACCAGAGGGAAGAACACCTTCTCGTTTTCCTTGTTATATCCATTTGCGGCTTTCCAGCTGGCGGCTGTATTCAGCGTAATGGCGGTTCCGCTATCGGTGATTGGGAGATCCGCAAGCATGAACATATCCCAGTGTCCGTTCACCTTAACGCTGTTCTCATACATCGCCTCATGCACTGCCGGGATGGAAGAGAAGCCAGGGCATCCCAGGAATGAAGGAATTCTGCCCGTTGCCTGGTATACATCCTTCACTGCAAAAATCCCTGTGATCAGGATAGAAAGGATCCAGGATATTTCACTGATCTTG